TTGAGGAATATACTCAAAGATACCGTGGCCTTGATGATCAAGCAGATGTAGGTTCAGGTATATCTGTACCTCAACGTATATACCAAACCTATGGAAGTAAGTTTGGTGTTACTCCGGTTCCAAATGAAGCATATGAAATAGAGTATGTGTACTGGTCATTTCCAACAGATTTAACTTTGTATGATGATGACTGTATTATTCCAGACAGATTTAGTCACGTAATTATTGACGGTGCAATGATGTACTTGATGAGATTTAGATCTAACGATCAAAGTGCAGCTGTCCATCAACAAACTTTTACTGAAGGTATCCGTTCTATGAGACGTATACTTATGGACGACCCTTTGGACATCAGATCTACAGTGCTTCAGAAAAATAAATCGTTTAGTAATACAATTAGTAGTATTGTTTAATGCCTGAGAATTTAGCCTCATTTAAAGTATTTGCTGAGGGTGGCCTTAACACCAATAGGGACGTTTTATCCCAAGGTGAAAGACAACCAGGATCAGCTACTATACTAGTCAATTATGAACCTGCGGTTACGGGTGGTTACAGACGTATAAGTGGTTTCAGAAACGACTACGGCACTGTACCAGGTACTGGGTCTGTTCTCGGTATAGTGGTTGCAGATGGCATCAATGACGGAATACTAGCAGCTAGAAAACCTAGCTCAGGTAATAACTACTTACATCATTGGGATGAAACTGCAGAGTCATGGACAGAAGTAACTACCTCTGGCTCCCCTACGATGGTAGGTGTAAACAAGGTAAGGTTCCTTAAGTATAACTGGTCAGGGCCAAAGGTAATATTGACAGACGGTGTAAACCCTGCAGCCACGTATGACGGTACGACTTATACTCAAGTCACAGACAGTAATGCTCCTAACAGCCCTAAATTTGCTGCTTCTTTCTCTAGACACATGTTTCTAGCAGGAGATCCTACTGACAGTTATAATCTTTACTTCAGTGCTCCCCTTGATGAAACAGATTACAATCCAGCAAATGGTGCAGGTGTTATTAACGTAGGCTTTCCTATCGTACAGATTAAAGCATTTCGTGATCAACTCTACATTTTCGGTACTACTAACATTAAAAGATTAGAAGGTAATAACACATCTGATTTTAACGTCAGAGAGGTTACTAATGATCTTGGTTGTCTTGCTTCAGATAGTGTTGTTGAGTTAGCAGGTGACCTCTTGTTTATTTCACAGGATGGTCTGAGACCTATCTCTGGAACAAACAAAATTGGTGATGTAAACTTAGAGACAGTATCGAACAGTATTCAATCAATCTTTACAGATGTTGTCTTTGAAGTTGACTTAGAAGGTCTGTCTAGTGTACTTTTACACCAGAAGTCTCAGGTACGTTTTTTCTTTTCTGCGTCTGATACACAAGGTGTCTTGGCAGGTCTTAGACAAAATAATCAGAGTGGTGGCTTAGGTTTTGAGTTTTCTCAACTACTAGGTATTTCAGCTACCTGCGCAGACAGTGGTTATATAGGCCAAAACGAGTACGTTATCCACGGATCAAGCAGTGGTAAGGTACACAGGCAGGAACAAGGTTCAAGCTTTGATGGGTCTGATATATTTAGTGTGTACCAAACACCTTTCTTACACATGCAAGATCCAGAACAAAGAAAGATATTCTACACTGTAGCTTCTTATTTAAGATCAGAAGGTGACAACAATATCGTTTTGTCTGTTCTATATGACTACGAAGACTTTGATACACTAAGTCCAACAAACTTCAACTTAATTACGAAGAATGCTGCAGCTTACTACAATGAGGCTCTGTACGACAGTACAGCTGTTTTTGATGGTAATCCTGCGCCAGTTAAAAGAACAAACATTGCAGGTTCAGGAAAATCAGTAGCTTTTAAATATGTTACTAACGACTCTAATGCTTCACATAGTATTCAAGGAATAGTCGTGACATTTGGGGTAGGAGATAGGTTATAAAATGGCAGGTTATTGTAGGCAAAGTGATGGGGACATCATCCCAAGTGCAGTAGTTAAAGCTGCACCACTTAATAAAGAATTTAACTGTGTTAGAGATTCTTTTAACAAGGATACAGGGCACAAACACGATGGTACTTCAACAGAAGGTGCCTTCGTTCCTTTAATAGCAGACCCTGACAAGAAAAATTACGTTTGTATTGATACATCAAACAACAAGGTTAGTTTCTTTACGGAAGTGTCGGGTAACCCAGTAGAACAAATACGTGTTCAAGATGGAGCCATTGTTCCTGTAACTGACGGTGACATTGACCTAGGTGTGACATCCACCAACAGATTTAAACACTTGTACCTGTCAGGTAATGCTACAGTCGGCGGTATACTGACTACAACTGGTAACACTACTTTCAGTGGCACACTAGGTGTCACAGGTGTAGCCACATTCTCAGATACAGTTTGTGGTACAGACTTCTGCAGTACAGGTACTTCAACTCTAGCTACAGTAGACATTAATGCAGGGACTATCGACAATACTGTTATTGGTGCCACTACTCCTGTTGCTGGTAGCTTTACTACACTTAGTACAACAGGACAAGGTACTTTTGCTACAGTCGATATCAATGGGGGTACTATTGATGGTGCTATTATTGGTGGTACTACAGCAGGTGCTATAACAGGTACAACAATTACGGGTTCTAGTTTTGTAGGGCCAGTTACAGGTAATGTCACAGGTAATATTACTGGTGACGTAACAGGTGACCTAACTGGTAATGTTACAGGAAACGTAACTGGAGATGTCACAGGAGATCTGACTGGGGATGTCACTGGAGATGTAACAGGGGATCTAACTGGTAGTGTCACAGGTAATGTAACTGGTAACGTAACTGGTGATTTGACAGGTGATGTAACTTCTACAGGTACATCATCTTTTACTGATATTAACATGTCTGGTTCTGCAGGAATTGACATGGGTTCTGCAAAAATTACTTCTCTTGCGGCTCCGACTGCTGATGGTGATGCAGCCACAAAATTGTACGTGGACACGTCTGTTTCAACTCTTATTGACTCAGCACCAGGTACACTAGATACTCTTAACGAGATTGCTGCTGCTATCGGTGATGATCCAAACTTCAGCACAACAATCACATCAAGCATTGCAGGTAAGCTACCACTAGCTGGTGGAACAATGACTGGTGACATTTCACTAGGAGCTAATAAAGCTACATCTACAGCTACCCCTGCAACAAATGCCACCCTTACTAATAAGTGTTACGTTGATACACAAAGAGATACTAGAGTTAGCTGCTCTGGTGGTGCAACCATTTCTGGTTTTATCAACATGGCTGGGAACGTTTTTTGCAATGTTCCAAATCCAACATTAGGTGGTCATGCTTCTAACAAAACATACACAGATTCCTGTGTAGCCACCTCCATGCCCTTGTCTGGCGGTGTGTTTACAGGTAACGTGTCTACCTCCTGCCCCATTATATCAACTTACGCCCCAGTAAATAACTGTGATTTGACTAACAAGTGCTACGTAGATAGTATCTTAGAGTCAGCTACTGCTGCGTCTACCAGTGCTACTGCTGCTGCTACCTCTGAGACTAATGCTGCAACGAGTGAAACTAACGCAGGAAACTCAGCTGCAGCAGCAGCTTCTAGTGCTACATCCGCAGCTAATTCTTATGATGCCTTTGATGACAGATACTTAGGTGATAAAGCAAGTGAACCTACTTTAGACAACGATGGAGATGCTCTCCTTACTGGTGCACTTTATTATGACACAACAGATGATAATTTAAAGGTTTATACTGGTTCGGCATGGTCTAGTGCAGCATTTACCTTAGGTGATGCACTGACAGCTGTAAGTGAAGATACAACACCTACCTTGGGTGGTAACTTAGAGGCCAACTCACAGTGCATAACTAATGCTGCTAATATCTGTGCTAATAATTTCTATGGTGCTTTCACTGGTAACGTAACAGGCTGTGTGTCTAGCCTTAATAACTTTAACGCATCTGACGTTTGCTTTGGTTCTGTCTGTGTCTCGTCTAACCCAACTTCAGCTTGCCAACTTGCAACTAAAGGATACGTTGACACCATTGCTGCTGCTGGTATACACTACCACGCACCAGTTCGTGTTGAACATCCAAGCAACCTTGCTGCTACTTACGATAACGGTTCTTCAGGGGTAGGAGCTACCCTAACTAACTCAAGTACTCAGGCAGCACTTGTCCTTGATAACGTCACTATGGTTGTTGCTGATCGTGTCCTTGTAGCTAACCAGACTGACCAAACACAGAATGGTGTTTACACTGTAACAGACATAGGATCTGCCTCTACTAATTGGGTTCTTACACGTTCTACAGATACAGATAGTGCAGGTCCATCTGACCCTGATGCTTTTGGTAGGGGTGACGCATTCTTTATTAAAGAAGGTGATACTAACGCAGGTCACCTAGACGTTTTAACTACTACGGGTACAATCGTATTTGGTACTACTAATATTGTTTTTGCGGAGGTAGCTGAAACTGCTGTTTATGATGCAGGAACAGGTGTAGTACTTACTGGTTCAACTTTCTCTATTGGTCAGCCAGTGGGTACAACTGATGATGTTACATTTCAATGTGTAACCTCAACCTCTTGTGTTTTAACCCCTATACTTTGTGCTAGTACTTGTTTGCGTAGTGAATGTGGGTATATCCCTAGAATATGCTCTTCAGTCCAAATGGTAACATCTTACCTGTGTGCTGGTACTAAAATAGACACGCCATGCATTTGTGCTTGGTGTTGTACAAAGTCTAAGATCATTTGTGGTGTTGACTGTTTAACATCAAACGTAGTGTGTGGTCCAACCACCAGAGGTACAACAGCTTGCTTCACTGACTTTAACTCTACCTCTGACTGCAGATGTAAAGATAACATCACTACAGTAGAAAATGCTTACTGCAAGATTGGTCCAATAAGAGGTGTGAACTATAACTGGAAAGATTCAGGTAAGTACACACTTGGAGTTGTTGCTCAAGAAGTTGAGGAAGCATTCCCAGAACTTGTTACAACAGATGATGATGGTTTTAAATCAGTCAACTACAACGGTATCGTTGGTGTTCTTGTAGAGACTGTGAAGTGCTTGCAAAGTAAAGTAGAGGAACTAGAGAATGGCTCTAAAGGTTAGTGGCACAACTGTTATTGACGACAGTAAAAACATTCCTTCAGGAACACCTTCAGTGCAGGGGACGATAGTTACAGCTACCGTCCTTACTGCACCCTCTGGAACTACAGCACAAAGACCTGCATCCCCAAACACAGGTCATATCTATTTTGATACTGACGAAGGTAAGCTATTGGCTTACAACGGAACTGAATGGGCTTAATTCACGATAGTCTTAGGACGGAGAATATAAATGGCGTATAAGATTAATGGGACCACAGTGGTGGACAACAGCAGGAACGTATGTGCCTGTTGTGTTACCTCTTGTTGTATCACAGCTAGTGACAGGATGGATGCCCCCAGTGGGACAACGGCTCAGAGACCTAGTTCCCCTGCTACTGGCTCTATTTATTTTGATACAGATGAGGGATCACTTGTCTCCTATAACGGAACTGAATGGGCTAAAGTAGGAGGATCTTCTGGTATTCAATTTGCCTGTGAAGTTGCAGATGGAGAGCCTTGGACTCTTGGGTATCTGTGTATTGCCGGTGACCGTTGCAGAGGAGCTTGTGGTCTAAACTGTTGGCAACGCAGATGCACCACCATGAACAATTCTTGGTATTGTTACAACCCAATGAACCCTACGTGTTATGCGAGTGATCAATGCCTATGCGCCATGAGATCTTCGTATCTCTGTAGGAGATATAATCCACCTGGAACTAGTTGTTATATTAACTTATGCCACGACTACCATTGCTCAAACTTAGCCAACCATTCCTGTCAATCTTGTCAAAACCACTGGCCTGGTGGTCAAGTATTTCCAGACGGATCTTACTGTCTTTCTGTAGCATTCCCCTCTTCCCACTCATGTATTTCCCAACTTAATCAAAGAAGTGTATTTATTAATAGAAAAGGTGGCATTTCTTTTTCAGAAGATGCCTCTTTAAGTTTCAATCCTTACTGTTGTTTTATGGAAGTATCTAAAAATGACTTTAAAGCCCTACACTACTCAGGTTCTGGAAGAAATGGTCCAACTGCCTTTTTGGGTCAAAATCTAATCTGCCTATTCGGTAAGTTTTCTGATTGCACTAGGTCCATTGCTTGTTGGAATGGAAATAGTTACGTACTGGAAATCGACACGTCAACATCAGGTGACTCAGGTTTTAAAGTTTGCTGCTATACAAGTTTCTGTTGTGGCCTTTTTGTTAACCCCAGAGAGCTTGTACTGTGTTGTACTCTAGCCCCTTGTATAAAGGCTTGCTTACTTACTGTTTGTTCTAAAACATGCCAGTTTAATTGCTGTCACGCAATATGTTGTTGTGACATGTGCTGTCAGTTTGGTAACTACACTATAATTCCTAAAGAACCAACTTTTTCAAGTGGAAATCCTGATTGCTATTGTAAGCAAGTAGATTGTGATCCAGACTCAGGTTTAAAAATTAAAAGCAACATAGACTTTGTTCAAAACTCAGTTTTGTATGCAAGAAATGGAACTCCTACAGGCACTGGTCGTTTTTGTAAGCTTGGTTGTACTGCGTGTCATACTCAAGAGTTTACGTCAGCAGACGGTTGTTACTTGTATGTTCTGTTTGCTGATAGAAACGCAACTAATTGTTGTGCTTTCTGTTGTTGCAGATGCTGTGAAAACCCCTCTTGCCCACTTTGCTGTATTAAGTTCTCCTGTGGCGTTCCTGCTGTTGAAAAAATTGACTTAACAAACGGTTGTGTTGTATGTTCCCTCTTTTTCTGTGAATCTTATGACTGTAAAGTAGGTAACCCCAACTCTGTTTGTGCTAGAATGACTGGCATTAATTCTGTTTCTGGTCTACTTTGTTCTTGTTTCTGTAACCGTCAACAGGGGGTAATGGTTTCAGGAACTAAAGGAAATAGTAATAATATTGGATTTGTTGAATCTAGTTGTATTACAAGGAGTTGTGCGTGTCCAACAATGACGTATTTTACTGCCCCAAGAACAGATGCCTCAATTCCAGTTCTTATTTTTAATGAAACAGATTTAAACGTCTACGGTAATTCTTCAGTAAATCCATACCTAAACGGAGCTAGTTGTGCGTATAGAACTCTGTTAGAGGCTTACGTAGGTTGCTGTAGTGGGAATACGTGTTGGGCATGTCTAGGTACAAAAGTAACAGACTACCTTACAGCACAAGGATGCACAATAAGATCTTCTCTTTCAGATACTTTGTTTGATCTAAGATTACTTGGTTGTGCTTGCCCAGGGTGTCAAGATGTTACCCCAAGACTATCAACTATTCCTTATAAAGGTTTTAACCTAAACTCTTACATTAACCCGTACTCAAATCATCTAGTAACATTCAGTTCTATATATAGTTGTTGCACTGGCCTTCACTGGGTAGGGGCCATTTGCCACGATCTTGCTAATGACCTATGTGTTTCAGCCGTAGACACATTGTGGCCTACAACAGGCGATTTTTGCTTGTGTGCCTTGAAGGCTGGTCTAGGTTGTTATCTCTGCAACTGTTGGTGTGGTGTAGAAGCAGATATGTTTAAATATGAGTGCAGACCACCTTCTGTTTCATATTACAACTGCCTCTCTATTAAATGGTGCTGCCAGCAGTGCTGCCCTCCAATGCTTGCCGTTGAAACATACGAAACTACAGAGGGTGGTATAGGTGGTTTACTAATCAGACAGTCCTGTGATTTTCCATCCATGGTATCATCACTGTCCAGCATCTGTTCAACATGTAGATTCTGTTCTGCTTGCCCCCAATGTCCAGATGCTGGGTACTTTGGCGGTATCTGTTATGGTGCTTGTGTAGCTAGTAACACATGTAACGGTCAACAGTTCGGATTAAGGTGTGCAGGACTACAATCAGCTGTGTCCTCAATACCGTTTTGCAAGCCTTTGTGTTGCTCTCAGATGTTTGACAGGATGCCAAAACATAAAGACTTAATAGAATTTTTCTACGGTTGCCACTGCTTGTTTAGATGGTGGCAAGCTCTTTTTGAGAACAGTTCTGATTATGCAGCAGCAGAACAATCTCATCTTAAATCAAAAGAAACTATTTGCATGTGGTGCTTTAGTGGTAAGGCAGACCTTACATGTCAGTATACTCTAGGGTGTACAAATGTACGGACGTGGTGCACCAGCTACTGGTGTAATAAAAACAGATGGCTTATTGCAGATATGGCTACGTCATGTTTTCACATTATGGGTTGTTGTAGTAAAACTAACTACTGTTTAATATCGGAAAGTCCTCTGTGCTTCTGTTGTACCACCACCCAACTTTGTGGAAACTGTGATTATTGCTGCTTTGTTACATTTCAATGTTTTATTACATGTGATATGTTTAACAATGCACAACGTTGTTGCTGCTGCTTCTCTCATTGCGATACTTACATCCCTGCCCAAGCTGGACAGTTTATACCTTGTAATACACTAGGTTGCAATATTATTGATAACCTCAACGAAGCAGTTTTCGGAAACTGTGCTACTCACTCAGAAGGTCTTCCATTCTCTTCAAGATCTACCTCTGTTATTGTACCAAATAGTTGTACTACTCGCAAACAAGGTTCTTGTACTATACGTTCGAACTGGGATGAACGTGGTGTACTTTCTCCAACTGCAAATACTGCATTTAAGGGTAGTGCTGGTATTACTACGGAATGGTTTAACAGAGACTATGCTTGCATTTGTTAATAAAATAATGTAAAATATGCACCAAGGCTGTAACGGCCTTGTAAAGATAATAATAAGAAAGAAGAAGAATGAAAACTGTCTTTATGATTGATGGTGGGGCAGGTAGGGCTATAGCAGCTATTCCTGCCCTCATCAAATACTCTAAGAAAGACCCAGACTTTAGGGTACTGGTCAGTGGTTGGGATACTTTATTCTGGGGTATTCCAGAGCTACATGATAAAGTATTTAACCCAGATCAAAAAGGAGCTATGGATCAATTCTTTATGGATGCTGACAGAGTAATATCTCCAGAGCCATACAGAGTTCCAGGTTACTACAAACAGGAGAAGTCACTTGCGGAAGCATTTGATTACTTAATTAACGAGACTGATGATCACTCTGATCTAGGTGTTCCTGTTCTTAAAACAAACAAGAGTGAAGAGTTGCAAGCTGCTAACTTTATGCAGTCTGTCCGACAACAGCAACAGAAGCAGAAGACAGTTGTTATACAACCGTTCGGCAGATCCGTAGAGAAACCACAGGATGGTGTTATTATGGATCAGTCATCTCGTTCCATTAATCCTGACACGTATCTTAAGCTTGTCAAGAAACTAGCTACCAAGTACAACTTAATCTTGTTTGCTGAGAAGAACTTCTGGATGCCAGAAGATACTTACACAATGAAGCCAGAGGCTGACCTCCGTATGTGGACAGCATTCATTGATGCAGCAGATTACTTTATTGGTTGTGACTCTGTAGGGCAGCATATGGCTCGTGCCATGAATAAACCAGGTACAGTTATCGTAGGTTCTACCTTTGCTATTAATACCACTTACCCTAATTTCTTTAATATCGTAGAGAGGGATGTTCAGAAAAAGTACTCACCAATTCGTATATCAGGTCTTGAGTCTCATTTAGCTGATCGTGTTAATGAGGCAACCGTAGAGTTTACTGACGAAGAGGTTAATGCTATTTATGCTGGCATCGTCAAAGATATTGAAAAGAAAGTGAAGTAATATGAATATTTTAGGAATCAACCCTGGACACAACGGTGCGGCAGCACTGCTGGTAGACGGTAAACTTGAGTTCTACATTGAAGAAGAACGTTTGTCCCGTATTAAATATGATGGAAACCCACTTCTGGGTATCCTCGAAGGACTTAAGTACGGTATTGACGTGTTGGTAATAGGCGGAACAAGCCCTCAGTTACCTGAGTTACCTTGGACTGGTGAAGATCCGTATTCTGCTCTTATACGTAAGCACAATCCTAATGTGCAGGTTATTAACGTAGGTCATATCCACCATCTTGGACATGCTGCCTCAGCATTCTATAACTCAGGTTTTGAAGATGCTGCGGCTGTCATTGTAGATGGATCTGGTACACGTCAAGAGATTCAGATCAATGAGGAAGGTCAAAAGAACCCTGGCTTTGAGACAGAGAGTATCTTTAACTGTGACTACGAAGAAGGTATTAAGCCTGTATTTCAATCCTTGGGTGGTAACTATGACACTCAACGTGCTATCTCTGATAACATGGAGATGGATTCAGCAATTACCTTAGTTAAAGCCTATGAGGCTGTCTCTGAGTACCTTGGCTTTGGGTTTATTGAAGCTGGTAAGACTATGGGTCTTGCCCCCTACGGTAAGGACGATGATCTTATTCCTTCTCTCTTCTATGGGGGAAGAGGTAACAAGAACGTATTCGTTCCTAACTATCCTGCTGGTGCTCACATTGACCATACACGTCACCCTTACCTAACACTTACAGAAGATCCACGTGCTTGGCACAACGATTCCACTAAGGTAACTGATGCTGCCAAGAACCTAGCATGGGCTGTACAGGACGAGACACAACGTCTTGTTGGTGACTTGATTGAGAAGGCTGTTAAGACAACAGGCAAGAATAACATTGTTATTGCTGGTGGTTATGGCCTCAACTGTGTAGCCAATTACTACTACAAGAAACGTTTCCCTGACCTTAATATCTATGTTGATCCTATCTCACATGATGGCGGTACGGCTATTGGTATTGCACAGTTAGTGCACTACACAGAGACTAAAGACAAGACTATACGCCCTCTTAATACTTTGTACCTTGGCCCAAAACGTGAAGAGACTTATGACTTCGGTGACATTGAGACTACAGACGTAACACCTGCTGACATTGCTAAGATAATTTCTGAGAAGAACATTGTGGCTATGGTTCAGGGTAGGTCTGAGGCTGGTCCTCGTGCCCTAGGTAACCGTTCTATTCTGTACGATCCCACTGATCCTAAAGGCAAGGACACAGTCAACAAGGTAAAAGGACGTGAGTGGTTCAGACCATTTGCAGGGTCCATGATGCAGGAGCATTTTGCAGAGTGGTTTGAAACCTACGGAATGGAAGAGTCACCGTCCATGATGTATGCAATGGACTTCAAGCTAGAGAAGCATGGTGAGTGTCCAGCAATTACACACGTAGATGGTACTTGTCGTATTCAGACTGTGACTAAAGAACAGAATGAAGTGTATCATACTCTGATTGATGAGTTCCGTAAGATCACAGGCGTACCTATCTTGTTCAATACTAGCTTTAACTTGGCTGGTGAACCTCTGGTAGAAACACTTGATGATGCAATGAGAACTATTAAGAACTCTGACATCAACTACCTGTACCTACCAGAGTTGGGTAAGCTGGTACATTATCCTTATAATGACTCAGTTGTAGAAGAAGTAGAAGAGGCTGCTGCTTAAGGCAGTCTCTCAACAAATTGGAGGAGGTTGTCGAAAACTTTCGTCTTCTTTCTTAACTTCTCTTTAGAGAACTTCTTCAACTCTCCTTCAGTAGCCATCCCGTGACCAGTACGTACTAGGATCGGGGTGGCACCAATCTTAGCAGCAGCTTTGAGGTCGGACATCTTGTCCCCTACATAGAAACCACCCTGTTTAAAACGGGCCTTTCCCTCAAAGATTTCTTTCTCTGCTCTGTGAAACATACCTAGGTTAGGTTTGGCATACATATCTTCTTTTAAGGAGGACTCAGAGTAGAAGAGGCCATCAATCGTGTAGATACCAGCTCTACCAAATATCTCAAACATACGTTGATGTACAGCTTCTACCTGCTCATGGGTTTGTAATCCCTTAGTAATACCACCCTGATTAGTAAGTATAACTACTTTGTACCCTTTGATACGTAGTTTATGGATAGCTGCTAAAGACTCAGGTATAACTTCAAAGTCTTCGGGGTCTGTGATGTAGTGCCCTTTGTCTACGTTGATAACACCGTCACGATCTAACCCTACGATAGCCTTGGGGAAGACTGTAGGCCAATCTGGTGGTAACTCCTGCTGAGGTTGTTGACTTGGTTCTTGTGTGATAATATGTTTAAATCTGGACATAGGATCTCCTTTTTACGGGATAATACACATGAAAAAAGTTTTTGTCAACGGAGCCTTCGATGTTCTGCACTCTGGACATCTAGATCTCCTTAATTTTGCAGGTATGCTAGGGGGTCATTTACTCGTAGCTATTGACACAGATGAAAAAATAAGGTATAACAAGGGAGCAGATAGACCTTTTAACAATCTGAAAAATCGGAAGCATCTGATGTCAATGTTAAAGCCTGTTACTAATGTTGTGTCATTTAACTCTGATGAGGAGTTGTCCGATATTATTAGAAGGTATGAACCTGACGTTATGGTAAAAGGTTCCGATTGGAGGGGGAAGACGATTGTTGGTGAGGAATACTGCAAGGAAGTAGTATTTTTTGAGAGGACCAATAATGAATCAACAACAAAAACCCTCCAAGATTTTGTTGATAGGAGACGGGTGTTATGACGAGTACTGTTATGGTGACGTTACTAGGCTGAACCCAGAGGCACCAGTCCCAGTACTAGATTTGAACACCACTATTCGTAAACTCGGCATGGCCGGTAATGTACTACAAAACTTACAGGCACTGGGTGTAGACTGTCACTATGACATTTTATATAAAGAAACAAAGAAACGTTACATAGATTCTAAGACAGGTCAGCAGATTATTAGGGTGGATGTACCCTTAACAGAGCAAAAACATGACGAGAACCGTCTACATAACTTTAGTGATTATGATGCTATCATTATTTCTGATTACGAAAAGGGATATGTAACTGCATTCCTAATTCGTAGTATCCTAGAGAATTATGATGGACCTGTATTTATTGATACTAAAAAACAAAACCTAGAACTGTTTAATAAAGCTTTTATAAAAATTAACCAGTATGAGTACGAAAACAGAACATCTGATGCAGATAACTTGATTGTTACTTATGGATCAAAAAAAGTTACATACAAAGGTAAAGAGTATTTTCCTCCAAAAGTAGATGCACACGATGTGTGTGGTGCTGGGGACACTTTCCTGGCTTCTGTAGCTTATAGCTACTTAAAAACAGGTAGTATGGAAAAAGCTATTGAATTTGCCATTAAAGCTTCTGCATTGACTGTACAGCATGTTGGTGTTTACTCACCTCGTTTAGAGGAGATCGAACATGCAACTTAAAGGTCAGGTTGATAAAGGTTGGGGTTCAGAATTAATATGGGCTACCAACGATAAATATTGCGGTAAGTTTTTAAACTTTAATACAGGTGCTAGATTTTCTATGCACTTCCACAAAGAGAAAGATGAGACTTGGTATGTCCTTACGGGAAAATTTAAAGTTATCTACATTGATACAAAAGATGCAAGCACTCATGAAAAAACTCTTCTGGCTGGTGATACGTGGCGTAACGAACCTTTACTCCCGCATCAGATCATTTGTGAAGAAGAAGGTACAGTAATAGAGGTGTCTACTCCAGACTCTGTTGAGGATAACTACCGTGTAGCTAAGGGCGACAGCCAAAAATGAAGATCTTAGTTACTGGTGCTAGTGGGTTCATTGGGCAGAATATGGTCAATGGACTCAGGGAAGATCACGAAGTTATACCTCACGAGTGGGGTCAAACAATTTCTGATGTTGTAGGTGTAGACTGGGTAATTCATCTAGGTGCTATAAGTTCTACTGTAGAACAGAATATAAGTAAGATCTACAGACAAAACTTAGACTTCTCAATTAAACTGTATGAGGAGTGCATTAAACACAATGTAAACTTCCAGTTTGCTAGTAGTGCTTCGGTATACGGGTTGAAGTCATCCTTTGAGGAGAGTGCTCCCCTTGATCCTCAAAACCACTATGCTCGTAGCAAGGCAATGTTTGAGAAGTATATTGAGCTGAGGAAAGCTCCTATTATTACTCATACGTTTCGATACTTTAACGTGTATGGGCCACACGAAGATCACAAAGGTGGTCAGGCAAGCCCTCATACTCAATTCACTAAACAGGCTAAGGAGACTGGTCTTATAAAACTCTTTGAGGGATCAAAAAATTATAAGAGAGACTTCATAAACGTTGCTCAGATTGTAGACTACCACAAACGTTTCTTCTCTGTAGAAGAGTCAGGTGTCTGGAATATGGGTACGGGTGTAGCTAAAAGCTTTTATGACGTGGCTGAAGAGATAGCCCGATACCATGCAGCTAAATTAGAGTACATCAAAATGCCACAGGTTTTAAAAAATAACTACCAAGAGTTTACACAAGCAAACACAGTAAAGCTTTGTAGTACTTTAGCAGGATAGGGCGCAGGTAATGACAGCTTTAAAAAAACAGGTAAAAGACGAGAGTGGGGAAGCTACTGGAGAGTGGCAACTTGCATTTGATGACGGTACAAGTGTGGTTACTGGGTTTGGACGTGACGGTGTTCTTAACATGGAGGCCATCAACAGAGAGACAGGTGGCGATGTTTCTAAGTTAAGTGAATCTGCTACTTACCAAAAAGTCTCTGCTGAACAGAATAAGACTCAAGAGGAAGCCATAACAGAATTGGCAGACCTTGTGTATCTTGCACAGCATACGGGGGTAGACTCTAATAAGTTAAAGCAGGCCTACAAAAATGCAGGTGTCTCTGACTACAGTAGTAATACTGCTTCCTCAAGTGCTGCTGAACTCCTTAAACAAAACGGTTACACTCCAGAGGATAAAGCTGCTTTCTACGGTAATAACTCTCCAGTAGACATCGGTGCTCAGATCTTCGTAGAGGGCAATGCAAGAATGCCTTCTGAGCAAGACCTTATTGATGCAGGGCTAGACCCTAATGAAGTAAGTGTAGTCAATTCTAATATGGCTAACGCATACTACCTTGAACAAAAACTATATGAGAGGGGGCTGAACCCATCATACACTGCAGGGAGAATAGGTAGTACTACTCCTTTCATTACTGGTAAAAATAGAAATATAGAAGATCTTAGGTTAGAACAAGATGAACTAATACAGAAGTTTAAGCCTGATTATAAGGGCAGTGCTTACGAGCTTGATATACTTGAGTGGGACTTAATTAAGAAGAAAGCAGAAGAAACGAGCACCGGATCTCCTAGTACTGGAGCTACAGGAATTACAGGCACTGGAACGACAAATGCGGGTAGTAGTAGTGGGGTATCCGGTGGGTTTACAGCAGATCCAGACACCCTAGACATACCAGATTCTGCAGTGTTACCTACATTTACTAACGATGTGTCACAAGTAAGCCCTGGTGCTTCCGGTACATACACAGTACCTGCCCAAACTTTTGAAGATACTATTACAAACCAAGTTGAAGACTTTAAAGATAGGGCTGTAGAACAGCAACAGT